CTGATGCGGCGCGGTCTGTGAACACTGGGCCAAGAATGTACTTGGTGTACCACTTGCCACCAATCTCCTGCACGCCTTGGCGCATGGAGTATTGGTAGACCGTGCCACCAGAGGCTTGTGGGCCTTCAAAGACGACATCGTAGTCACGGTCGGTAATGTACTCTTCGCTCAACACAGGGATTGTGCGTGCGCCTTCCTTGCCAAAGAGTTCGCGGAACTCATGTACCGTAATTACTGCGCCAGTGGTTCTGTTTCTTACTTCCATGATTTTTCCTTATGCAATTGCCAAAAAGATGAATGTGCCACCGTTAGCGTTGATAGCCGCTGGCGCTGTAGATGAAATCTCAAAACCTGATGAGGCAGTATCAATATAGTCCGTTCCAGTAACTTGAGCCGCCGCGCTGTTAAGCAGGATGTAGGGGTCGTTGCCCGCCACAATGCCACTGGCAGAGTTCCAAACATACCAATCGCCAGTGCTATCGGTGCGCTTAATAAGCACAAACCTTGATCCAGCAGTGAAGCCGCAGTTAATGGTCTGGGTTGTACCAGTGCCTGTATATGAGCCTACTTTAGATACACCAGCGCAAGTTGCAAATAGATAGGATACAAAAGTAACCCCGGAGCCATTATTTTGGTAATTTGTGCCAAGGGTAAAGTAAGATGATGTTGGCGCACCGTTCCATACACCTGCAAAATTAGAACCCGCCAAATCACCATTTAAATACAAATATCCAGTGCTGGTGTTAAGACCTGTAACCCATACAACCCAGTTTGCTCCGGGGTTTGAACTTCTTGATTTAACAATAATTAACTCAGGAGCAACAGTTAAGTTATGCGTAATGTTTTGATTTGCGCCCGTCCCCGTGTAGCAAACGACATCCATAAAAGATGGGGCTCGTCTAAATATATTTGATACATATGTAGAGGAAGTTTTATTTAAATATACTTGGTCAGTAGTACTACCAGTATCCCAACCCGTATTCATATCAAGATTAAAATATGAAATCCAACCACTCGTTTCGGCATCAGTACGAGATGTTGCCAAAGTAACATTTTGACCTCTTAGCCTGTCAAAAAAGAATTGGGCATAACTCGCCCAAGCGTCTGAAGTTGCATTTGTGTTAGATAGTAATAATAAATCTGTTAAAACTGATGAGCCAATTAGACGATTGGAAGCGCCGTTTCCTGTATATGCTGTATTTTCATAAACACTCGTACCCGTGGTAGGCACAGCCATAGGGCCACGGCGTATGGCGATGTAGATGAATGTTTGACTGCCACCTAAATTTGTTATATTAAAACCAGTTGCAGTTGGATTTATAAAGTCAGTGCCACTACTTTCTGCGTTAGTAGTGTTTGGTTGTAAATAAGCATCACCGCCACCAACTGGCATACCGCGCATAATGTCAAAAAGAAGCCAACTACCTGCGTCTGTTATGTTTTTTACAAGAACCCACTGAGGTTCGTAGCCAAGAGTTACTGACGCATTTCCACCACTAACAGTAAACGACCCACACGAAATCACATTGTCCGTACCCGTCAGGCCAAACCCCCCTGCGTCATGGGCGAATAGGTAGGCAACGTATGTGCCGCCAGAAGCATTTACCCCAGAGTTTGTGCCGACGCTAAACACAGCCGATGTGGGGGCTGTATCGTTCCAAATAGTAGTTGCAGTGTTGGCGGCATTTGTTTCATCAAGGTCAAGATATTGTGTAGCACCCAATGAACGATGATAAAAACGCCAATTTGTTCCCCCATCTGTTCTTTTAACAATAATTACACCCGGCACAGCGCCAAGGTTATGAGCCACAGTTCTACCAGCAGTACCATTCCCCGTATACGTCACAATATCAAAAAACTTAGCCTGCTCTCGGAATGTCCATGAGACTTGCGTGTTTGTACTTCCATTAAAATCAGAATTTGTGTTTAAAGTAAATCCCGTGGAATTAAAAGCGCTAATACCTGTAGCCGCCACCCCATTTGCCGCCGCAGTGCTTGAAGATACAAGACAACTACTTGAACCTCTAACGGTATCAATAAGACCATTAAAGGAAGCGAAGTTTCTTCCTTTTAACCACACCAGCCCACCCTTGGTAGACAAGTCAATGTTATTGGTAATGGTCTGTGAAGCGCCCGTACCCGTGTATAGGTAGGTGCTGAAGAGATTTTCGATAAACAAGTCTGGGTTTACATTACCCTGAGTAGGCCATAACCCCTGCTGTTTGTAAGCCGCCTGTTGAGACAGATTCCAAAGACCTTGTGCAGTGCTGTCTGCATACGGCCCAGAAGGTGTTGGGGGGTTTTTGGTTATAAATCCACCGGGGTACTGGTTAGACATTTACAACCTCAATCCACGATGTTGTTGCCTCGTCCCAGCGATAAAATTTACCTTCTTCAACAGGCATGGGTGTTGGGGCATTCCACAAGCAAGTCTGCTCATTTAGCAACCAAGAGGCATATGGCTTGGGGGGAATAAATGCATCGCGCTGGCTGTCGTAGGTGTACCCAACTCCAGCGTAGTTCTTACGCAGTGGACGACCCTCTGGGTGCTGACCACCTCGTGTGTTGTAGGAAGTTTGAACCCAGCCCGTACCAAACAAACCAGAGTCGATGACATCTTGTTCAGCCACAATAACTTGTGTGACAATGCCGTTTTCTACTTTTGCAAAATGTGCCATGTTGTTCCTCAGAATGTGATTGAACCAGAAGAGTTGAATTGGTAGATGGTTCTGCCACCGCTGGATGTTACGGTTGGGGAGCCAGTTGTAGAAGATGCCGCAACTGTTGATGAAATGATAACTACGCCGCTACCACCTATACCACCAGCAAAACTTCCCCCAATCCCAGAACCACCACCTCCACCACCGCCTGTATTTGCTGTGCCAGCCGAACCAACAGCGGTTGCTCCACCATTACCTCCGCCACCAGCACCACCCGTACCAGCGGGAGAAGAAGAAGCGCCGCCGCCACCACCTCCAGCATAAGTTACAGACGAACCAGTAATACTTGAAGCAGTTCCTGCCCCTCCATTACCGCCAGCACTTGGTGTTCCATCTACACCAACAGCGCCTGCACCACCACCTCCACCACCGCCGTAAACGCCTCCTCCAGCGGAACTTGACCCAGAACCGCCGTTATTACCTTGGCTTGGAGATGTAGATGGAGTATTGCCTGTTCCATTATTTGTACCGCCGCCAGTATGCCCTGCTCCACCACCGCCAGAACCACCATTGCCTCCAGTAGCGCCTTGACTACCAAAACCGCCTGACCCACCACCATTGGATGTAATTGCACCAAATACAGAATTTACGCCTACAGTATTAGTTGCACCTCCAGCACCAACTGTTACTGTATATGTTCCTGAAGGGCTTGTAATAGTCCCAGTTCTAAGACCACCAGCGCCACCAGCACCAGCGTTAAAATTATTTTGCAGAGCCGTACCACCACCACCGCCGCCAGCAACGACAAGATAGTCAGCCGTTACAGGGATACCAGTCCAAGTGCCAGCCGCAATCGCTTGCAACTGCTGTCTTGATGTCCAAATACCAGAATAATTAGGCATATCTATTCCTTAGAATGTAATTGAACCAGAAGAATTAAATGTGTAGATGGTGTTTCCACCGCTGGTTGTGACTGTGGGTGAGCCTGTAGTAGAGGCCGCCGCTGTGGGTGAAGTAATAATAACAACGCCAGAGCCACCTGCACCGCCAGTTCCTGAAGAGCCATTACCACCACCACCACCGCCTTTGTTTGTAGTGCCAACACCACCCGTAGTACCGTCGGTCGTGCCATTACCACCGCCACCTAATCCGCCCGTACCACCAACAGTTGAATAACCACCACCACCACCGCCGCCAGCGTAATAAACAGATGAGCCAGTTATGGTTGAGGCAAGACCAACACCACCGTTGCCTCCACCAGAAGGTGTTCCAGTCGCCCCAACTCCGCCTGCGCCTCCGCCTCCGCCACAAGAATATGGGGGTATGTTGCCAATACCACCGCCACCAGCAAATCCTTGACCTGCTGTACCTGCGCCACCACCGCTTGAGTTAGCGCGATAACCACCGCCACCGCCAGAGCCTCCTGTTTGACCGTTTATATAGCCCGGTGACTCTGAACCGCTGGTTCCACCTCCAATAGCAGTAAACGCTCCAAAAACTGAGTTGCTACCATTTCCGCCTTGAGGCGATGCATTTATTCCTCCAGCACCACCAGCGCCAACTGTAACTGTGTAAGTTCCAGAAAAAGCAGGTTCAGATAAACTTGTAAGCAAACCACCAGCACCGCCTCCACCAGAAGTATTGCCTGATGCGCCTGCGCCCCCAGCAACGACAAGGTAGCCACGAACAACTGCTGGAGTTACGCTATTGCTTGCCGCGCTTAAAGGGCCTGTGCCAAAAGCGTTTGTTGCGGCAACTTTGACTGTATAAGAATTACCATTTGTCAATCCGCTTACCGTCACTGGAGAAGATGCGCCAGTTCCTGTAAATGTTGCGCCACTTGATGAGTCTGTTGCAACAGCAAGATAAGATGTGATTGCCCCACCGCCCACATTTGCTGGCGCTGTAAAAGTTACAGATAAAGAAGTACTTCCACCTGTAGCCGTGCCAATTGTAGGCGCGTCAGCAACCTTCAATGGAAAGTATGAGGCTGTTAAAAACCCCGCTTGGTATCGCATCGACATGGGATGCTCCTATCAGTTAATTTCTTCAAAACTGATAGTTGCAACCAAATCACCAGCCGTACCAGCAATTGCACCAATTGATTGATTTTCCAACAAGTAAAACGCGGTGGTCTTATCAGTCACAATCAGCGAAGCATCTGCTGGAACAGAAATGGTAGACGCGATAGCCAATCCCGAACCGCCCAAAGCCGCCGCAGAGTAAATATTCACGGTAATATCAGCCGCTGATGTGCCATCAATGTTAGCAATAACAATTGAGTTAATCTTAAAGACTTTATTGCTTGCGGCGGCATTTGAAGCCAATTGCGTTGCAGTTGTACCCACAGCAACAGTAAGCGAGTTACCGAGGATGCTTGTTACGTTTACGATATTTGGGTTTGCCATGATTGCTCCTTAGAATCCAAAAATCATCGCCATAGCGATGGACTTACCAGTGTTGATGCCACCAAGCGCCGTAAGCGCCGCGGAAGCAGAAGTTTGACCTGTACCGCCATTGGTAATTGCCAATGTTCCAGCCAAAGTGATTGCGCCACCAGTTGCCGTATTTGGCGTCAAACCAGTGGTTCCTGCGCTAAAAGTTGTCACGCCGCCCGCTGGAGCCGCCTGCCATGAAGCAGTCGTGCCGTTTGAGGTCAACAAATAACCATTCAAGCCTATTGGCAAACGAGTCGCGCTGTTTGTGCCGTTACCTAGAATCAAATCGCCCGTTGTAGTAATGGGGGACAAGGCATTGAACGCCGCGCCTGCTGTCGTCTGACCAGTACCACCGCTTCCAATTGCAAGCGTTCCAGAAACCGTTACAGCGCCTGAAGTTGCTGTATTAGGGGTAAGACCAGTCGAGCCAAAAGAAATCGTTGTGACAGGCGCTGTGACAGCATTTGAAGCCAACAACTTCACAGTGCCTGCGGCGTTCTTGAAGTACAGTTTTTCGTCTGTAATATTGAGCGCTAACTCACCACTGACAAGATTGCCAGCAGAGGGAACAGCCGCCGCCGTAGTGCTGTAGTACAGCGAAATTGGGGTGAAATTTAAAGCCGCCATTAGAAGGTTCCTCCTGAGATACCGCCAGTTGTGCCCGTACCTACAGTCAGCACGCTTGTGGATGAATTATAAGAAAGATTGGCTGATTGAGCCAGTGCGCTCGTGCTTGAGGCGTACAGCACCCCATTTGCCGTATATGCCGACAAGTTGGTTCCACCATTGGCAACAGGCAAAACGCCAGAAACACCAGTGGTCAGCGGAAGGCCAGCGCCTTGATCCAAGTTATAGGTGTCACCAATCTGAATTTCTTCAATCGTGACACCAGCAATTACGAGTGGGTATCGTGCCGTCATTTTCTATTCCTCAAAATAAAGCCACATTGACTATGGTTACGCCGTTATGCAACAAAACAGGCAAGAAACCGCTTCCAACAGGAATGCTTGTTGATGAGCCACTATGCAACACAACTGGCAAATATGTTGGATTTAAATCCCAAAACGGGGCCGTTCCATTTGATTTCAAGACTTGACTGTTTGTGCCAATTGGCAATTTTGACAATGTTGTAGCCCCAGTGGCATACAACAAGTTACCAACCGCGTATGAAGACTGCCCAGTTCCGCCAAGGTCGGCAGGAACAGTTGTCAGCGAAATTACCGTACCAGAAACATTGATTGGCGATGTGCCAGTATAAATTTGTGATGCGCTGATTTGCACAAAGGTAATGTTGGTGGTGCCAAAGACAATCACACCCTGCGTATTGCAGGTATAGGTCTCACCAGCACCAGTTGTGCCTTGCTGAACAAAGAAGGTTGATCCTTCGCTCAATGTGGTTGGGCCAACAATGCCGTAGGTGTTAGTGTCAGACGAGCGAGTCAAAACCCAGTTTGTTGAGCCAGAACCCACGCTAGTCACCACATAGACGCCGTTTTGAGTGGCGTTTGTCTGCGTGTAAATCAGGACACGGTCGCTGACAGAAAGGGTGACACCGTCAATTACCAAAGCGGCTTGTGCGCCTGCGTTGGTCAATGTAGCGCCAACACCAACCCCCGCCCCGCCCGGTTGGTTGTAGGTCGCATTCAGCGGAGTTGGGGACTCCACACGCACTGGCGTATGGAAGTGAATGCCAGAAGCCACAAGACCGTCTACATACTGCTTGGTCGCTAACTGAAGTGCCGTTGTTGGGTCTTGTGTCACCGCAACAGAAGTCAAACCGCCCAATGTCAAAGATGACGCGCCCAGAGCAATTGCAGTTGTGCCAACGGTCACAGACGAGTTCGTCAAACTTGCGTTCGCAATGTTGGTCAGCGTGTTGTTTGATCCGTTGATTGTCTTGTTGGTCAGCGTTTGCGCCGCAGTGTTGGTGGTGACCGTGTCCGAAACAACTTGGGCAGAAGCCATGTTGAATGCGCCACCAGTAATTGTCTTGCTGGTGAATGTCAATGAACTTGGCAACGAGAGAACAGGGGTCTGACCGCCAGTTGATGCAATCTCGTTGGCTGTTCCAGTTACAGAAGTAACCGCACCGATAGCAGAGGCAGAGATTGAAATATTTGCGGAAGCGGTCAGTTGGCCTTGTGCATTGACCGTGTAACTTGGGACTTGGGATGACGAGCCGTAAGTACCAGCAGTCACGCCAGAGTTGGCAATTGAAATAGTGCCCGTTGAGGTGATTGGGCCACCAGTCAAACCAGTGCCCGTGGCGACCGAAGTAACGCCAGCGCCAGCGGCAATAGTTTGCCACGCGCCGTTGATGTAGCCCTCAAACAGACCAAAGTCGGTGTTGTAACGGAACATACCGTTCACACCAGATGGGCGTGCGGCTGTTCCGCCAATAGGCATGGTGATGCTGGCCGTCCCGGGGATTATCGGATTTGACGCAATACTGATGATTGGCGTTGTTGTGCCATTCAAAACATCAATTTGATTGGTCGTGCCATTGACATTGGTGACCGTACCGTCGCCAGAGCCAATGTTCACCCAAGAGCCACTGATGTAGCCTTCAAAACGATTTGTCGTAGTGTTAAAGCGGAATTGGCCGCTGACACCTACGGGCTGTTGAGCAGTTGTGCCCTTGGGGACGACCACGCCACCCGTGCCGGGAAGCGTTGCGTTGTCCACAATTGAAATTGTTGGAGCGCCACCAATGCCATCACCATTTGCGACACCTACTTGATTGGCCGTGCCCGTGATGGATGTAGCATTCAAGACACCACCCGTGGTAATGGTCATCAGGCCATTTGCGCTCAAATTTGCCAACGACAGAACCTGACCAGCCAAACCAATGGTTGGATTGCCTGCAATGCCGTCACCATTGGATATAGACAAGCCAACGCCAGTAACCGCGATAGAACGGCCTGTAATGGCCGTAGACGAGGTCTTTACCTGAAAGCCAGTACCAGAGTTCACCAAAGACAATAAAGCGCCTGTGGTGCTGATATTGAA